CGTGAGTTAGCGCTCTTTACTCTAAGCGGTTCTTTTATGAGTTGGAGTCCGCTATGCATATCTGCTTGTCCCCTCGCTGTAAGGCATTTTGCAATGGTTTTTCGTGAGCTTTCCACACTAACATGTTCTCTATCTGAACCGTAGATAGGAAATATTCCTCTCCAATTTCTTCTAGGGGCATCAAGATATCCGACAAGGTAGACGCGCTCACGGTTTTGGGGTAAAAACCACGCTGTATTAAGCAATTGGAATTCAAGTCTATAGCCCCCAATGTTGGTAAACTCTTGGAGGATTGCCGCAAAATCTTGGCCAGAGTTTGAGGAGAAAGTTCCCTTAACATTTTCCCAGATAAAAACTCTTGGTCTACACTCGCTAATGAGGCGAATTGCTTCAAGGATAAGGCTTGATCTATCTCCTCCCATTCCTTTACGGTTTCCAGCAATGCTAAAATCTTGACAAGGGCTTCCGAAGGTGATAAGGTCAATTCTTGGGAGGTCTGCTCCACGAACATCTGTGACTGATCCGACATGTGTACTATTTTTAAATTTATGTTTATATACTGCGATTGCATGGGGGTCTACCTCTGAGAAATATGACTTTACCTTAAACCCTGCTTTTTCAAATCCAAGATGGAAACCACCTATACCTGAGAATAGGTCTAATTGATTAATTTTTTTCATTTTCTTTTTTCATTTTATAAATTAAAAACCCATTCCAAACCATCACCAATATTACTGCTAAAAGGACATCACTTACAGTCATAAATCAATAAACTTATAGTCACTAGGGTCAATCATATACATCGTTTGTATCCAATCCTTTTTTCTATCATGTATATCCTTTACAAACCAATCCTCATGTGTTGTTGTTGGTACAAGTATAGCGTGTGTAAGTTGTTTGTTAACTAGAAAGTACGCTGATGGTTTTTCTTTATGCCTGTCATAAGACTTCTTAGCACACACTATAATAGATTTCCATGGTATATCCTTATGTGAAGTCCATTCCCATGATTGATGCTTTACTTCTATTTTCTCAGTCTTTTCATCCCGATGCAATATAATATCACAATCATCTATATTAGACTTATACTCAGATAAATCCTTAGCTATATGCAAAGCGGGTATTGTAATTGTGTATTTAAATGCGTGCAAGTACATCGCAACCCTCCATACCGCACCCGAAGATTTGCTAAGATTTTTAACGTAGTCATCCCAGGCTTCTTTAGTTATTACGTTCATCCTCTAATACTATTTTAAGTTGAGAAAGCTCATTGGTATCCATATCTAAAATCATCTCTAAATTAGATTGAATACGTGTAAATAAATTTGAATCAGTATTATCTAGGCTTTGGAGAGGCTCGTCAATAACTTTTTCTATTGACTTCTCAAGATTATTAATTTGGTTTTTTATTTTATGTTTATAGAGCATAGTACCTTTCATGGTGTCCATTTGCTCTAATACCGCTTGCATCAATGCTATAAGCTTAACCGCGTCTTTAAAAGCTTGGGGAGATTTATTCATTCTCTATTCCGTTTTGATCCAGATCTCTCTGCATTAATTCTATTATTGTCATCTCTCTTTGGTGTTAAAGGTTTAAAAGAGGGGTCAGCTTGTATTTAACCTAAAGTGTTTCCCTTCAAGGGATTAATTTATAGTGAACTGCCCCTCTCTTTTAATTTCCTTGATGTAATTAATCTTTTGTATCGGTAAAGTGTACGCTTGGATATGCCTAGTGCCATTGCTACTTGTTCATCTTTTCTATATCTAGAAAGGGCTATACGAACCAAGTATAAATGGTTGTCCTGTATATTTAGATTATTCGTCATCTTCTGAAATATTTATTACAATCTCTTCTTTACCTCTTTTTAAGAGTATGCCTCTTAATTTCCTAGCCTTATCTATGGTGTTATAAGTTCCGTATACAACACCCTTACATATAACTTTAAATAGTTTTTTCATATTAGGTTTTTTAGTCTTAATAATTCTTTCTCTAGCCTCTTGTTTCTTTCGTAGACTTCTTTGTTAGTCTTCTTTAAAAAAGTATTCTCTACCTTTATTTTATGAGGAATAGAATTGATTTTTTCAGTTAAAAGATTAACCTCTATTATCTTCATTCTTAATCTCTCAGAGGTGTTAACTAGCCGAAACCTTAATTCACGTAAGTCAGTTATTTTTTCTGCCTCTCTATTTATACCTCTAACAGCTAGGACTTTCTTTATACCATGGTAAACTTCCTCGTAAGTATCTTCGTAGGTAGGTAAGAATAAGCAGTTGCTTCCGTGGTTCTTAATAGCATGAAGAACTGTTGCGTGATCTTTACCTAATATGCTACCGATATCTGTTAAAGAAAGATTACTTAACTCTCTTACACTTGCAAATAGAGAATGCTTTAATATAACGTTGTGCCTTCTTCTATCGTTAATAAAGCCATTGTCTGATGAATATGTATTCCACCATCCTACTATGGCTTGAAACTCCCCTGAGTGTTTCATCATTTGATTAAAATTAACTTTACCTGTCTTCATATGTTTTTATTTCTATATAGTCTTTAGCAAATCTTACATTCTTTGCTTGATTATTTTTTGTTGCAGTCATTCTAAGTCTAACGCTATGAATGAATTGGCTTTTATGGATATAGTAACACGTGTCTGTGTCTGGGCAAAAGATAGCTAGTATATCAAATTCAATATTGCTTACAACTTTTTCCTTGCCTTTAACAATTCTAGGAGATGACTCTATGCACCCATCTACCATGTGTAAATACTTGACTTGTATTTTGTAAAAGAACCCTTTTATGGACACAACAAGATCATAAGGAAGCGAATCCAATAAAGGCTTATGTACGCGGTGTCCTTTATTGATTAAGTCAGCAACAACTCTATGCTCACCTATCGCTCCTTTTTCATAACTCTTCACACTTAATCGTCTAAAGAATCTTTGACTAATCTATTGATTTTTTCAGGATCAAGCTCATGAATGCTACGAAGCTTTTTTCGCTCCTTTAGTTTTGCCTTATCATACTCTGATCTAGAACTATCAGAGCCTAAATTGGCGAACATCAATGCATTTTGTTTAAGAACACAATCTATGATGCGTTTATGTTCAGGATTATCGGTATAAGGCATAATTAAATTTATTTGATACTAATTTATGTATAAAAGAAGCTATTTCCAAGATATCTTGTTGAAATTATGTTAATAACCATGAGTTTTCTCACTCCCTTGTATTTTTTAGGGTAAACACGAGCCTCTAACTGCTTCAACATTAGGCTATTCATGTTTATTTTATGAGGTTTATTCTCTGGACCTATAACCCAAGTATCAATACGCTGAATATTTGTTTTCTTTATCCCTTTATGGTACGAAACCAATACTTCGTTATAATGAATCTCTCTCATGGCTTATCTCAACTTTTTCTTTTAGTTTAATATGAGGCACAATGTCTTGAACTTTGAACGGTCTGCTTACGATTTCATACACATCTTGTGTACGTAGCAGTACAAGGTTGTCTCCAGGTTTATCAGCAAACACTAAACATAGATAATCTGTATTAGTGTTGATTGAGATACTTATATCCCCTTGAAACTTTTCTAAGATCACGCCTTCAAACGTTATCTTTTTCCCCTTTTGCTTACCCAAAAAAAAGGGAGGTTCAAGTGCTAACACCTCAACCCCCCAATTCATTTGAGCAAATAATGCTATTGCATTACTCCACTTAGAATGGTAAGCCATCGCTACCTCCAAATGCTTCTTTAGGTGAACCAGTATTACTGCTACCACCTTTGTCTCCCCATGTGTTAGGGTCTTGAACTTCAGCATAAAGGCTACCCTTCTTTGAAGTCTTCAACTCTAAATAAACACGTCTTGGTTTATCAGCATCTTTAGGAGTAGAAGCATACTTCTTGATGTCTTCTAGTTCGTTAAGAGTGAAGTTGAATTTACCAACTATACTTACTTTACTGAGGTCTAGTTCCTCATACTTTCTTGTGGAATCATTCCACTTCTTCAACGGCTCAAAAAAGCCTGCAAATACCTTGTCGTTAGACATAACATTAATTTTAAAGGTTAATTAAATTTCTTTGTAAATAGCAAAAGACGATGTCTCTTTCTCAGGTGAATCCAACCATTTTGTAATGTTGGTAATGGCTGACCAAAACTTCGCCTCACCTACTGATAGGGTGCGTTGTGAAGCTTTGTATACCGCCACAGTGTATGGTGATGTTTTTGCTTGAGCAACCCAATAGAAATTAGGTTCTTGTTCAACATGACTATAGATGAATGCTTGAATATCATAAGACATCTTACCTACATCCCATTTGAATCCCGATAAGCTACGTGTAGTCTTTGAGTCCGTAATGAAACCATCACCACGTACATCTAAAAATCCGCGAATAGGTATATCATCAATCCAATCTACAATTTCATATTGAGCTTTGCCTTGTAGAAATCTACGGACAGGAATCATTTCACCGGTTTCGGGGTTCATTATCTCTGACTCATCTAAACGTGTTATCATCTCTTCAGCTTGAATAATCAAGTCTTCCGTTATGACACGCTTACCACCCTCATTGGCAACAAAACTCTCCTCGGCCATCCAATCCTTATACTTTTTTGTAGACCTAGGCTTAGAGCCACCAATCTCCTGGACTATTTTCTCATCATAGATAACATGAAATTCATTGTTAAATGTGTCTGGTTCTAACAATAGCTTGTCGTATACATTACCAAAAGTAAACGCGTCACTTTGTTTGTATAGTTGACCCCTCATGTAAAGCTCAAAGGTCTTCATGTCTTGTTGATCTGCCCCATCGGCGGCAAATTTAACAGCGGAATAGGAAAGATATCCTTTCCCCGTTCGCTCCATAAGTTTAGTAGCGAAGTCCACTAAACAAACTTTCTTAAAGCAGTCTTTTGCTTGTCGCTAAAGTTCTTTCCGTACTTAACTAACACTTGGTTGTAAGCGGTTTCTTTTGCAGACTTGCTATTTGCACTCTTAATGTATTCTACTGATTTTCCAAACACATCCGTGTCGTTGGCAGGAACATTTCCGCTAGTAGGTTTTGCATTTTGATTAGCTATAGCTATAGAAACCTCGGAGCTTGATGCAATAGATGTATCTATACCGATACCTAAGTTAGCTAAGGCACGACCCCATGCCGATGTCTCACAATTCTCTACATAAGAGGTAGAGTTAATGCGTGAAGCACCTTTCTCTTCATAGGCTATACCTGTTGCAACTATGCGATCAGATACATCTTTAATAATAGCCTTAATACAAACCGTGTCGTTGGTGAGATGCACCATCTCTGACTCTAAGCAGTAACCTTTGTACTGCTCGTCTAAACGAAAGAATTTTATTCTCTCATTTACTTCAACATAGGCTTTGCCTTTAATGTTGGTTGTTTTGAACTGATAGTTCGCCATAGTAAATTGTTTAATTAAATTATATAGTTAGCCCCTTATGTGATTATGTGTGGGCGCTTGGGTGCGCCACACGAGAGCAACGTAATTTGTTCAGGGAAGTTAGAATTTTTAAACCGAAAAGTCAAGTTTCCTAATCACCTGGTCTTGAATACTTTATCTACTTTCACTAGTCGTGAGGTAGTGAAGAAAACGACAGATAACGTGAACAACACCACTAATGTAGTCACACTTTGTACTTGAAAAGTAATAACCGCTACCCAAAAAAACATCATGGATAACCCTTCTAACCCACCTCTAACGTGGGATTTTGCTGAATAAACTCTCATAGACTTAAAGTATTAGTTTAACTGAATTATATAAGTTCCTCAACCAGAACTAGTTGGAGGTCGGACACCATGTCCTCTATCATTGACTGAATATTTTTTTGCATTGACTTAGTGATCTTATCTTCCTTCAAGTTTTGCCTTAACCATTCACGTGTAACTCCTAGCCTATCAGATATATGCGTCATTGGAACTCCATAGTTTTTGTTTAAGTGCTTGATTAGGTAGACCGCTCTCACAGGATCAATAGGCACTTTGCCTTCTACCTTGTTAATCATCCTTTGCAATTCAAGTTGTGATTGTAGAGCGGTAACCCTGGCCTCTAGGTAATCGGTGACTGTTGTCATATCTTTTGTTTTTCTTGTGAAACATTTACTTCAATATTTGCTACAATTTCTTCAATTTGCTTTGCAACATTGTATAAGTATTGATTGCCCATAACATCTCCATACGTAGATATTAGTTCTAGTTTTTGGTTTAAAGTCTCAAACGACTTGTTAAGGTTTCCCATATTAAAATTGATTAAAGTTAGTGGACAAGCGAGGATTTGAACCTCTGTTTTACATCCAAGGGATGTTAACTAACGACTTTGCTAAACGTATAAAGCATTCCGACCACCAAGGTAGCACTTGTCCTTTTTATTGATTAAAACCGAGGAGCGATGCTCCCCTTATACTATAATAAAAACCTCCACTTAAAGTGTTGATTCATTTTCATGTTGAAGATCATCTCACCATAAATATCGGTTAGACTATTTTCACTCATGTACTTATACTTACCCGCTTTATACCCATAAGTATTAAACACGTTAGTATCTCCAACTCTCCTTACCCATATAAGTAACATATACAAAATGTATTGGTTAAGACCGAATAGGCGAGTGCCCATTCATTGTTGATTGAGATTTTACCACGCCATCATGGCGAGTCCTCGGTCAAAATCAAGGTACTCCTGGAAATTATTGACCGCTCCCAGGCTATCCATGTTAGGTACTAAAACACACGCATTGACATTAGGGTTGTCATATGGTCGTCCATTACTATCCGACAATCCTTTACCAAAAGCAATTGCTCTTCTACGAGCTTGTGCTTTATTAATTGCGTTCACGGTGTTACCACCACCACCTTCCCAAGCGAATGTGTACAACATCTCTCCTTGAGGGTTACGATACTTCTTTGGCATAATTTATAATTAAAGGTTAAGACCGAAGTCGCTATGCGACTTCTTTATGTTAAACAAGGTTGGTAGGTATTGCGTTATCTTCAGCCCATTGGCTTAAAAGACTTAACAATTTTTCAGGGCTTCCTTTAAAGTCCCCATCTCTACAAGTTATCATCCAAGTAGAGAGTTCATTTCTCACCTCTTCTAATGTTAGCACTCTTTCATTGTTTTTCATAAGACTTTTATTTATGATTAAAACCACCCCCTACTTATAGGAGGTTTCTTTTTGGTTACACTATAATATTTCAACAATCCTTGGGTCTACTTTGTCAAAGATAGAACCATCTCTATATCTATCCATTTCATCCTCCGACCACCATACATTTATATAGCCTATGTTATTGATGTCAACTCTATAAACTTTTTTCACCTCATTGGTTTTTGGATGTATTATAGTGTCACCACTTTGTAACTCGCATGTGTAAATAATTATTCTCATAAGACTTTTATTTATGGTTAAAACCATAGATGCAATGCACCTATAGGTCTTCAATGAATGTAGCATAAAGGTCATAGAGGTAATCCGTATCCTTTAGCTCTTCTTGGCTCAAGTTATGAGCGTTTACAAATCTCACGAATGCTATACACAATTCAGGTGTATATTCCGAATGTAAATCTAACATAGTTATATAATTTTGGTTAAGACCACCGACCAAAGTCGGGGTTGTTTTCTATTACTTCTCATTGATACGTTCACATGCTTTTTCAAGCATCTCCTCTTGAACTTCGTTAATGAAATTCATTCTCACATGTAGAGGCATCATCAAATCCATAAGGTTAGACACATAGCTATTACATAGCCCACCAAACTCGTTGAAATCATAGAATTCATGAATCAAATCTACTAGCGATTCTTTAGTGATCTTATCGTCTAGCAATAATTGCTCGGATACGTGGTCGTGGAATGAGATGTCATTCTCCATAGCATTCTCAATATCCCACACACCATTCATCACAACTTGTAATTTCAATGAGTTAATCAATGATTCGTTAATTGTTTTCATATAACATATAATTTTGGTTAAGACCTAGGTGCTATGCACCTTGGTATTCAAAAAACATACTTGCATATTCATCAAGTCGTTCTCTTGTTACTAATACTCCATCGGGATTGCAATCTCCACCAAACTCACTAAAGCACTCCGCTCTCATGATTGTGATTAAGTCGTTCTTAGCACCTTTGATTTTCTCATCGTTTGCTAGTTCAATCAATCGGTTGAAGGTGTGTTGTAATTCATAGGTGTTGTCAATCCATATAGCAACACTCCAAGCCTCATAAGAGGTGTATCCATTGTAAGACATAATAAAATATTTAGGTTAAGACCGAGAGACTTAGAGCCTCTCCTTGCAATAGCGAACCGCTACTTGTTCACGAATTTGAGACTTGCTCAATGCGTGGAGTTGGTCGTAGTTCATACCCCAAATCTCTTGAGTAACTACATTCTTGTGAGCCTCAAAGAAACTAGGGTAGTTGACAAATTCACTACCATCTCTCATTAGCCAATTGTGGTGATAATACTTCTTCTTTTCCATAAGACATATAGATTGGTTAAAACCCCACCCGAAGGTGGTTCACGGTGAAGTCCAGGATTACCTGGATTTTAGAATAAATTACTAGACGTTACGCGCCTACTATACACGCTACCCTTGATAGCTAACAATACACCATCAAAGATTTTTTGATTGGTATTGTATTCAAAGATGTTGTCGGGTAATAAGTCATTACTTCTCCACCCACATTGTAAGTTTGAAAGTGAATGAGCCATCCTCGTTTTAGGGTCTACTAGTGAGTAGCTAACACTTCCTAAATCCGTATTGATGTACACATTCAAAGTTAGTTTGTTGTGTAAATCATCACTAAACTTGACTTGAGCAATTAATCTTTTCATAAGACATATAATTTTGGTTAAAACCCCCACCTAAGTGGAGTTGATTGAGAATTAATCATCGCATCCGCAATCCCAACATAATCCGTTGTTTAGCATTGATGAAGGTAGCACCTTGCGACACGTCTCTCCTTCACAAGTAGATTCGGATTCTTCACTTAATTCAACATCTATTGCACCAAGTATTGAATCTAATTCATCCCTCAATTCATGTATGTGTTTGATTTGATTATTCACATAGAGAGGTTCATCATACTTAATAATCTCCAAGGCAATCATGTTGAAGTGTTCACCGCCTTCATCATCCGTTGCATTAGGGCAATAGACTACGAACCATGTGTCATCATCAATGCTAAAGAATTGATTGTTACACGGCGAATTGTAATCCAACGTACCGCTAGAGGACATACTTCTATCGGATTCAATAGCGCTTACAATTTTATTCATAAGCACGTCTTGCACTTTAATAGGTAAATACATAAAGCATATAATTTTAGGTTAAAACCATAGGTGCAATGCACCTACTAGTCTACTAGGCTAAAGAGAATACGTGGTCAAACTCCAACATAGTTTTGTTGGTTACCGATTTATTTTTGTTCGCCTCTATCAAAAGATTTGTGATAGCATCTTGCAAAGCGAATAGAGTGTCTTGGTCAAGCATATCGGAATACAATAGTCCACTTTCATTTGCGATTAGTGCTAATTTTTTAGCGAATTGATTGGTTGTCATAAAGCATATAATTTTAGGTTAAGACCCCCACCGAAGTGGGTTGGTTTAGTATCCATGCTCAAGAACATAGTTATCCAATACCTCAATGAGATAATCCCCATTGGTAGTATTGAAGTAATCCGAATCATCGCCACGCTCATTCCAAACAAAAGTGAATATCTTCTTACCCTCATCTAATACAACTACCGCTATATTATCATGTCCTACTTGTAACGTCAAAACAATATTGCCTTCATGATTGAAGTGCATATCATACTCACCTAAAGGAAATCCTACACCTTCAAGTTGCAAAAAGAATTTAGTAATCATAACATATATTTAATTGGTTAAAACCAAGCACCCACGATTAAGTGAATGCTTAGTTGGTTTCGGCTAATTTGTTAATGTAGGCTCTACTAGAATACCCTTAACGACCACGTTGTCCCCCTTCAAGCCACTCACTAAAGAGTACGCAAAATGCGTTCATCAGTTAACCTTGGGGTGTGGCGCAACTTACTTTGTGATGACATATTACTAGGGTCTACTACTTCTTCAACCTCAACTTTCATAGCATATCGTGTGGTACACGTACCACCAAAGAGTGCAACCCCCGAAGGGGTAGCGTTGCATTTACCAACAAACAAAGAACGTGTGTCGTTCCGAAGAACTTAACAAAGGTAATGGTATCCACACCATATATGCAAACCATAGTTGACTATAGTGTTGAGGCACACTATTGATTTCTACCGCTAAAGCCCTGGAGATTAAAGAGTTAAGCGCCCTATAGTTTATTTCACTTTAAGTATACATTTGACATTATATACCTAGAGCCTAACATTATGATAGGAGTATGATACTAGTAAACAATGCATACCCATCGTAAGGAGTTCACGGTGAGGAGTTTAAGTATGGTGAGTTCAAGGGGGGATTGTTGTCACACCAACTAAGACTCTGGTTTTTAATGAGTTAGGTGTAGCGAGTTGAGGTGATTGTATTATGTATATGGTGTAGATCACTCTATACTAGTGAGTTAGCCCCCAAGAGGTGAAGTAAACCTTGAAATGTTTGGGGTTAAAGTCCTGGAAATGAGGGGGTTGGGTCTAGGATTCCGTTTTGGGTTCGGGTCGCACGCGTTGTTATTATACTATAATCCCCCAGGTACGTAGAACTCATATTTTATTATATCCCCTAAAGCATGGACTATCATTGAGATAGCGGAGTTTAGTTAAAGTGATACTTTAAGTGTTTAAGATCCTGGAGGGTGTTTTGAGCGGTACTAAAAGAATAGGGTGCAAAATGAATTCAATGCGCCCGTATACAACTACTGTTGTGTTTGATAAAGAGAGTAAGTAAGTTTATGTGTGTTTCATCTTACTTTTTTGAAAGATATGTTTTCTTTCTTAAAAGCGAAGGTACAACTTTTTAAGGACAATGTCAATAGTAAAGTACTGCTTTAAGTGTGGTTATGTAGTGTTCTGATTATCAGTATATTTGCGTTATATGAAGGCAAGAAAAAGTACATCACAGTTCTATAAGGACAACCCTGAGTCGGCAGAAAAGCGTAGAAAAGCCCAGCGTAAGATCAATAGACGACCAGAGAAGAGGAAGTATCGTGCCGAGCTTGTTAAGAAGCGTAGAGATGCTGGGCGTTATGGTAATGGTGATGGAATGGATTATGACCATACTGAGAAGAAGTTTATAACTGCTAAAAAGAATAGGAGCAAGAAATGAAACCACTAAAGAAAGTCCCTAGCGACAAAAAAGGATTAGGCAAGCTACCAACACCAGTACGCAATAAGATGGGGTACATGAAGAAAGGTGGCAAAGTATATAAGGCAGGCGGAAAAGCACCAGTTGATCCACCTAATACAAGTTCTGAGAGTAAGTCAAAATACAGGATTGGTGATATGAACTTTCAAGGAGAAGAAGCTGACCGATTGATTGCCTTTAAAGAGCATCTAGATAACGACTTCTCAAACCTAGATTTATTTCAAAAGACGGAACAAGTTGAAAAGTTCATAAATTCAAAGGGACATAAGAGTAGTGAGTCTATGAAAGCTTATAACGTAGACCCTAATTTAAAGAATGCAAAATCCCCTTCATTGAAAGACGACTTTGAAAGCGCATTTGGAGATTCTCCTTTTGGGGGTTCTGACCCTTTTGCTGACGACCCTGATATAAAGCGTATGAAAGAAGAGGCTGCTGCTCGTGATAATAAAAAAGGTAGAAGAAAAAAATTCACCAATGGGGGCAAAGTATTAAGTAACTACAAGAAAGGTGGTAAGGTTAAGAAGAAAGGGATGACTACCGATGAACGCAAACTCAAGTATATGGGTTCTGTATATGATAAACAGGATAAAGAGCAGATAAATGCAAGTGCTGAAGATTATGTAAAAGTTATGGCCTCTAGGGGATATAGCGATACGCCTTACGATGAAAGAAACAAACAAGCAAGGTCGTATGCGGATTACAATGAAAGAAAAAGAGAAAAAAATATTTACAAGCCTGCTAGAGCTGAAGCTTCTAAGAGGTTTGACAAGAACACAAGGTATGATGACTTATTAGGTCGTGCTACAAACCCTGATAAGAAGTACGAAAAAGGGGGCAAATTTTCTAAACCTCACAATATGTACAAGGATGGTAAATCAGTAATAGCTAAGACAATTGCAGACCACTTAAAACTCAAGAAACAAGGATATAATCACAAGAAGCCTTAATCCTCTAACATTCTATAGAATTGCCGAATGAGTAATCGGGCTTTCTGCGTTAATGCGTAGCGAACTCGGTAGCTCATTTTGCTTTCTTCATAGAAAAGATGCTCCTCATGGGTCATATTCTTAGGTGATAACCTATCAAAGTGCTTATATACTAAGTCTTTCTTCATCCCAGGGTATATAAACAGCTCCTTTACCTTCCTACTACTACGGTTTTGCTGTTCAGCTACGTAATCAGCAGTCCAAAACTCTAAATCATAGGTGAAAAGCATAATCATCATGAATGTGTAGTTTAAATCGTGTTCACTACGCATGTATTTGAGTGATAAGTCTAAGTTTTTCAACTTATTACGTTCTTTATTGTACTCGTAGGAGCGGAGTTTAGCGAATTCTCGCATCTTCTTCTTCTTACTCCTCTTTGACTTCATTTAATTCCCTATTTTTGATAAAAATACTAATTAAGATGACCAACATAGAACTTTTTCTACAAGAATTCACCGAAAAAGCTAGAGAAATGACAGCTTTATTGGAGAAATACAAACTTGAGGAAGAGGTTACCATGGCTATAGGCGCTTCACATACTATATGGGATGTAGATGAGCCTAAAGTACAGATCGCATTCACTTCTAACGCTCCTAGTCTTGAAGATTTTGATGAATTACTTTGTTACATTCAAGAGGCAACAGAAACTTATGAAAGTCCAAAAGAAGGGACTATAGATTGGTGGATAGATAAGTTTGGTGATGGAACGCTAAATTAAGATGGATTTAATACGTAAGATTGTAATCGGGCAAAACCCGAAAGATGCTATGGCATATTATGTAGGTATGCGCGTAGGGGATAGTAGAATAGTAGTAATTGAATTTAATGAAAGAGGGTACTACAAAAATGGCGAGCGTTGCTACAAGATATACATTGAAAATCCAGAACATGGCACAATGTTTTGGAAGGAGATTGTAAATGCGCCCTGTATCATAGAGTACGACCTCAATTTTTAGTATGAAAGCATTAAGTATGTTTATCGTCCGACTTCCGCAGAAGTTCAAGGACACGATTTCTATTGCAGGGCAAGAGATGTACCTCGCTTCAAAATTTGATGAATTCGGTAATCGTATAAACTATGCGGAGATAGTATCTACTCCTGCACGTTTTGAGACGAAAGCTTCCGTTGGAGACATATTGTATTTCCATCACCATGTGTGTGTAGAAAAAAAACTTCATTTAGAAGACGACCTATATATGGTCCAGTACGACCCTAATGGCGGTTATGGTTCTCACGCATACGCGTATGAAACAAAAGACGGAAACATTCATATGTTATCGGATTGGGTTTTTATAGAGCAACCACAAAAAGCTACCGAAAAAATAGTAGAGGGAATCATAATCTTAGAAGAAGATGCCGATGCGGATCACGGATTCGTTAAACATGCTAATAGTGAGCTTAAATACTTAGGCGCAAACGTAGGTGATAAAGTTTATTTTTCAAAACATTCAGATTACGCCATGGAGGTTAAAGGTGAGACTCTTTGGAGAATGAGGAATGACGACTTGTTATATTCTCACAATGGCTAAAAGAAGAAAATTTAGTTCATTAAACGCTGCCGAGAGATTATTAAACTCTATGGAGATAGCTATAGATAATATGATTGAAGAGATAAAGAAGCCTGTAGACCCTGACCTTAATGGTTCGGGACGTAAAGCGGAGCTTCAGTCTATAAAGCAAACAGCAGTAGATGCGCGTGAACTACTACAAGAGCGTCAACGCCTTGAGGAGATGATAAGATCATTAAAAGACAGCGGGGGAATGACAGAGGATAACGATTTCTCTGGAGGGTTTGCGGAAAGGTTTAGTAAATAATGGCAGGACTAGTAGACATAGAGGACTACGAAGACAAAGTCGTCAATGTATGTGTAGATAATACCGTAGGTGAGGTTATAGAGATATCTGATTTATTTATACAATTACCTAAAGTCCCTAAAAAAAAAGACATATTATTTCACGACTTACCTAAGAAAGAGCAGTATTGGCGCAGGACACCGATGCCTAAAGATTTACTGTATATACGTTCTATGGATGAATGGGCAGAAAGTCCTAGAGAGTTTCGTGCTACACATACGCCATATATTCAAAATGAATTTAAACGTAGGCGTGAGGGTGTGTGGTTTTACAATAACGGTAAACCTACCTATCTAACAGGGAGGCATTACATGATGCTTCAATGGAGTAAAATTGATATAGGATATCCATCTTTTTTAGATTTTCAGCGTAGGCTATTCACTCACTTCCTTGCATGTGAGATGGACAACAGGTCATTAGGACAGATATACACTAAGTGTAGACGTTCTGGATATACCAATATGAGTGCTTGTATTGAGGTTGACGAGGGTACACAAGTAAAAGAGAAGCTTTTAGGTATCATGTCAAAGACAGGGAAAGATGCCCAGGAGAATATCTTCATGAAGAAAGTCGTTCCCATATTCAAGAGTTATCCGTTTTTCTTTAAACCTATACAAGATGGTACAACCAATCCACGTATGGAGCTTGCATTTCGCGAACCAAGTAAAAGGATAACAAAGAACAACAAAACCTCTCATAAAGGCGAGGCATTAGATACTATCGTCAATTGGAAAAACACTACTGCTAACGCATATGATGGTGAAAAACTTCACATGTTATACCTTGATGAAGCAGGAAAATGGGAACGACCACTAGATATTCAAGATGTATGGCGTATACATAGAACGTGTCTTATTGTTGGGCGAAGGGTTATTGGTAAGGCATTGGTAGGGTCTACCGTGAACCCTTTAGACCGTGGAGGAACGCCTTTTAAAAAGTTGTACTATAGCTCAGATCCTTATGAGAGAAACGAGAATGGTAGAACAAAAAGCGGGCTATATAAGATATTCATACCTGCATATGATGCGCTTGAGGGATTCTTTGATAAACACGGAAACGCTGTTATCAACGACCCAGAAGAACCCGTGGAAGGATTGGACGGAGAGACTATAACCATAGGTGCAAAGACTTACTTACAGAATGAGCGAAAAGCACTAATGAGTGATCCCTATGAATTGAACGAAGTCATACGTCAGTTTCCTTTCTCAGAAGATGAAGCTTTCCGCGACTCCACAAAATCATCTCACTTTAACATAGGTAAGATATACGAGCAGATAGCTAACAATGAAGAGCTATATCCATCACCTGTTGTGCGAGGAAACTTTATGTGGAAAGATGGGGTCCAGGACAGTGAAGTGTTATGGGCTCCAGATAAAAATGGTAAGTGGCGTGTATCTTGGCTACCGCCAAGTGAGGTGAGAAACAAGAAAATAGCTAAATATGGAAAGATTGCCCCAGGCAATAGTTTGATTGGAGTTGGTGGGGTAGATAGTTATGATATTGACAAGACTGTAGATGGTCGTGGTTCTAAAGGTGCTTGTCACTTTTACAATAAATTTAGTATGCAGTACCCCTCAAATATATTTGTAGCGGAATATGCTGAAAGACCACCATTAGCTAGAATATTTTATGAGGACATATTAATGGCTTCTATTTTTTATGGATATCCATTGTTGATTGAGAATAACAAATACGGCATAGTTAGATACTTTGAATCAAGGGGGTATGATGAGTATGTTATGAATAGACCTGAACACCTAACCCCACCAGGTGCAGTGCAGAACGTAAAAACAAAAGGTATACCATCCAACTCTAAAGATGTAATACAAGCTCATGCCCAAGCGATAGAAGCCTATGTGCATGAACACGTGGGTTTGCATAATGAGACAGGAAACTACGGAAGGATGTATTTCAATAGAACTTTAGAAGACTGGATTGGATTTAATATTGACGACAGAACAAAGTTTGATATGTCTATATCTTCTGGGCTAGCCTTACTCGCTTCACAGAAAATTATTAAAGAAGTGAAGAAGAAAGAAAACAATGATCAGGTGTTTTTCCGAAGATTCAAGGCTAGGGATTTGTAAATAATTGGCTACCATGTATTTAGTATATTTGTAGCAAAGTGGGTTTACCAATATACTGAATATGTCAAGTACAAAGAACTACGGAAGTTTCCCCGACCCGTTAGCATCGTTTGTTGAAAAATCAGCCAAGTCTTACGGACTAAAGTACGCACGTGCTATCGTAAGTCAATGGGGTTCTTCAAATGAGTCTAACTCTCTCTATGGTCGTAGAATGAAAGAATTCAACACGAATAGAGATTATGCAAACGGCTCTCAAGCTACGTCAAAATATAAACAAGTACTAAACTCTCTTGATCCGAATAACGGAGATGGGACGTTATTAAATATTGATTGGTCACCTGTACCTATTATCCCCAAGTTTGTAAAAATCGTGGTCAATAAGATTCTTTCAAGAGAGCCTTATCCAAACCTTGAAGCAGTAGACCCTTTGTCTCTAACAGAGAAAGAACGTAAAAAAGCTGAGGTAAAAGCAGGTGTTGAGAATCGCGAATTCTTTAATAAAATGAAGGAAGCGGGATTAAATCCAGGGATAGACGTAGATCAAATACCAGACACTGCTGAAGAAGCTGAGATATTTCTTGATACTAATATTAAAGTATCATCAGAGATTGCAGCTCAAATAGCTACAAACTTAACATTACAATGGAATGACTTCCCCTCAAAAATATATCGTAGAGCGGTTGAAGACTTAGTCTCTGTAGGGATGGCTGTAGTTAAAAGAGATAACGATCCTAACTACGGAATTACTACTAAATATGTAGACCCAGAGTATTTCGTGCATTCTAAAACTGAAGACGCAACAATGTCCGATTTAAACTATGCGGGACATATTTCAAGAATAACTATTGAAGAGTTAAAACGTATTTCAAGAGGCCAGTTTGAAGAAGAAGAATATGAAGAGATGGCTCGTCAAGTAAAAAATCGTTACTCCAATGACCCTACAAGATTAGGGAATAGTAGTTACGATGAAAGCTCAAACAAAAACGTTTTCGGATATGACAGCTATGTAATAGAGGTTCTTGATTTTGAATTCATGTCTACTGACTGTCTTCATTTTGAAGAAAAAGAATCTCGTTTCGGAAATGTAGGCTTCTACTACAAGGGTCAAGAAGAGGTTAATATACCATCGGGTAGTGTTTTTGAACGTAAGGCACATAAGATGGAACATGCAACTGTCTATGGAGGAAAGTTTGTTGTAGGAACTAAGTACATGTTTAATTACGGATTGAAGAAGAATTTACCACGTAATATTCATGATATCACTCGTACTCGTATGAGCTATTCCGTTATAGCTACAAACTTGCGTAAGATGATGCCTAAGAGTATGGTTTCTAGTATCAAGCAGTATGCTGATATGATGCAACTAGCTCATTTAAAATTGCAACAATCTGTTGCTAAGGCAAAACCAGACGGACTTATTATTGATGTTGAAGGTTTAGAAAACGTACAACTTGGTAAGGGTGGAGACTTGCAACCACTAGAGATACAAGATATATACGAGCAGACTGGTGTATTTTATTACCGCTCAAAAAACCCAGAGGGTGGGTTTCAAAACCCTCCTGTTCGGGAGATTGGAAACGCAATACGTAACATCCAAGAGTTAATTGGAATATATAATCAATACCTAAATATGATTCGTGATACCACGGGTCTTAACGAGGTTGTTGATGGATCAACTCCAAAGGGTGACTCTCTCGTGGGCGTTAGACAACAAGCGATATCTGCTTCTAATAATGCTATATACGATATTACTCATTCATCACAAGTGCTTTATAAAAGAGTTTGCGAGGATATTGTAAAATGTCTTCAAGTATTACCTCAAGAGTCTATACTATATAAAGTATATGAGAAAGCAGTAGGAGAAACGAACATGGCTATGCTTTCTTCGTTTAAGGACTTACCTATGTTCAACTTCGGTGTTAGTGTTGTGACCAACATGAATGACGAGGATAGAATGTACTTAGAGCAAAACATTGCACAATCTATTGCACAAGGTGAATTAGATATTGAAGATGCTCTAGCCATACGTAGATTAAAGGATGTAGATCAAGCAGAACGTTTGTTAGTTGTAAGACGTAAAAAAAGAATGAAGCTACGTCAAGAAATGGCTCAACAAAATTCTCAAATGCAAGCTCAAGCTAACCAGCAGACGGCTCAGGTTTCAGCTCAACTAGACTCGCAAAAAATGCAGATGGAGGCTCAGTTAGAATCTCAAAAAACTCAGTTAGAAACTCAAATGAAAGCCCAATTATTAGAAATAGAGTATGGGTATAAGATGGAGTTAGAAAAAATTAAATCTCAAACTCGTGATTTAAACCTAGATCGTCAATACGGATTTCAACAGAGCGCTGAGGATAAAAAAGAAAAAGCGAAAGACAGTCGCATTAAAAAACAAGCGGTTGAACAGTCTAAACTTGTTTCTCAACGTCAAGGTAAAAGAGGTGAGTTAACTGAAGATCAAGATGATGACTTGCTTTCACAACTATTTGATAACCAGTAAATTATTACCTTTGTAACATGGCTACACAGATAAACTTAGACAGTGCTACAAGAGTAGACGTAACATGCAGGAAGGGTGACACCTTTGAATTAGAATTCACATTTTCTGATGACGCTGGAGATACTATAAATCTAACTGGGTATACCTGGAAGATGGATGTAAAAGAAACAGACACCTCATCTTCAGACGTTATAGCTGATAGCTCTTTTTCATACACAGGCACAGTTTTAGGGGTGCTAACAATAACCGCTTCAGCATCAGTTATGGCAGCGGTAAGCGGTGGGTTATATGTTTACGACCTGCAATCAACTAATTCAGGTGTTGTGAAAACCTGGGTATATGGAATATTCAAGATAAACGAAGACGTTAGTGAGTAACATACAGGTTAACAACGGACAGTCAACTAGCATTAGTGGTATATCTACCACCAATACTTCCTTGGCTATAAAAGAGTCCTCTATAAATGTTAGCATTGCTAAAACCGGTGGGGATAAAAATTACGTTCATAGTCAAGACTCCCCAAGTGCGTCTTGGACTGTAACACACAACTTAAATAAAAGAGCTTCTGTGTCTGTTGTTGATTCAGCGGGAACAGTTATTATATGCGATGTAGACTATGTATCTGAC